TACGCGGTAAGGGAGAGGGTGCCACTATTGACACACCTAGGCCCCAGTAACAATTTTTGTCAATCATGCAAAAATATGTTGACAAACTTTGTCACTTATGGTATAATATTGTCTGGTTACGGTGAAGTAGTGATATGAGTGAAATTAACCTTGCGGATTTCACGCCCACTGAGCAGACCTGCATTAGTAACAAGGCGCAGAAGTTGATTGATGAAGGGTACGAGAAAGATCAGGCTGTAGCCATTGCCATCAAGCATTGCGCTCCTGACAAAGCCAAGGCCGAGGCCCAGCTATCAGATTCCGGATTGCCGGGTGGCAACTATACAGCCTCTCAAAATTCAGATGGGACTTGGGATATCTTTGATATTCCGATCATGGGCGAGATGCGCGAGGGCCAGAAGGCCGCGCCCGGGCACATCGGCCAGGAATGGCTTCAGTGTGCGGTAGACTCCGCCCAGAAGGCGCTGCGCGAGGATAACTATCTTCCGCCGCTGCACATCAAACACCACAAACCGGGAGAACAGACCCGCAGGGCGGGATTCTTCCTGCTGACCCGCGTGGGCAAGATGAAGTACCAAGGGAAGCTGATGTACGCGATCTTCGCGGACTTCAAAAAGGTTCCTGCCGAGGTGTTTGCGGAGATCGAACGCGGGGAAGTTCCGTACCGCTCTGTCGAGATTGCCTCTTGGGAAGACCCCAAGATCGCCTCATTGGCCCTTCTTGACGATGCGGCTCCGTTCTTCCAGTTTGAGCTGCTGACCATTGGACGGAAGGTATTGGCTCGGTCCTACGCCCCAGATAAGGTTACTTCCTTCTATCGCGGCACGATCCCCCAAGATTCTGGGGCGCTGGTGCTGTGTCATTTCGATACACCCATAACATTGGAGAAGAAATCTATGCCGATGCCGGATGAAAAGAAGCCCGAAGAGAAGAAAGAAAAAATCACCGATCCGGACGCTAAGCCGGAAGGTGATAAGGTGAAATTGGAACCTCAGAATAAGTGCTGCGAGCATTGCGCTGGAATGTACGAGATGATGAAGAAGATGCTCGAAATGGAGATGGCGGAGAACCTAAGCCTTCCCACTCAGCACAAAGAAGAGATGAAGCCTGCCGAGATGCCCGCTGGCAAACCCACGCAGGGCGGGGTCAAGATGGGCTCGGAGCCTGAGATCAAGCTTTCGGAACTGGCTGGTGAGGTTGCCGCTCTTCGGGAACAAGCGAAGAAGCGAGAAGAGCAAGATCAGCTGGTGAGTCGCGTGAAGTCCGCTAAGGAGTCCCTCAAGGGATGGCCGATGTCTTCGGATACCGAAGTTCAGCTTTCGGTTATTGCGGAGAAGGGCGAAGATGCGATTAAAGCGTTCGTGGACGCCTATAAGAAGAACGTTCCGAAGGAGCCGCCCCGTAGTTTCTCGGAGCTGGAATCCAAGAAATCCGAAGCTACGCCGGAAGAAGTTCTAGCGTATTCCGGGACTCCGGAGCAACTGGAGCGAGCGAGGGTCTACGCGCAGTTGTGGCAGGACGCAAAGTCTCTTCGGCTCACGGATGTCCCGATGAAGAAGTTCATTGAAATCCAAATGTCTAGAGAAGCCAAGTAACATCGAAGGAGAATGATTTATGGCTTTGGCGAACGATTACGTGTATGTCACCGCAGGTCGGACGGTCAGCTCGCTGGCCTTGACGAGCGGCGTGACAGCCTATGACGGGGCGTTGCTGGGCCTGAGCCCCTCGACGGGTAAGGCGGTCCTGTGGTCGGATACCTCGGGAATCCTGTTCATGGGAATCGCGATGCGTCGGGCGGTCGGCGATGCGAATCTGACGGAAGTCAGCATCGATACGGCGGGCCTGGAACTTCGGGATGTGGCCGTGACGGGCGCTTCGGCGATTACCGATCAGGGCGACAAGATCTATGCTACGGACGACAACACTTTCACGAAGACCCCCACGGCGAACGTCGGCCCCATCGGCTACATCAAGCGATGGCGCACGGCTACCAAGTGCGATGTGCAGCTCTACACGCCGGAAGAGTACCAAGCGTGGTCGGGCGTATAGTAGTGATTTCTAAAATATCAGGAGAATAACGTATGCCGGGTTCGATTGTAGTTGCCAGTAATGTCCTGACGGCAGGCTTGCGAGCCGACTTTTGGGACACCTACGAGCGCACGTATGAAGGCATTAAGGCTCGTCTGGCGAACGTCATGCAGTTGGACGTTCCGTCCGATAAGCTGACCGAGATCTATGGATACTTCCAGTCGGCTCCGTATCCTCGCCGATGGATTCGTGGCGAAGAGATGCCGAACAAGGCGTTCAAGAGCGTTCAGTTCTCGGTGACCAACCTGGACTGGGCTCAGCGAGTTTCTTGGCATGAGAACGACCGCCAGGACGACATGACGAAATCCTTGCGAGACCGGGCTCAGGCCGCAGGCGAGCACTTTGCCACGTTGGACGAGCGGGTGTTCTTCCAGATCAATAACAACTCCACGGACCTCGACCTGCTTCCCTCGATTCCGAACGCTGCGGACGGCGCGGCTCTGTATAGCGCGACGGACGGAGACGGCTCGGATCGCTTTGGAGTTTCGGGCGGGAACATTCAGTCCGGCGCTGGCGTCGGCTCTCCCGTGGCGATCCGTAGCGACTTCTTCAAGGGAATTCAGAAGTTCAGGCAGTTCCAGGATACGGAAGGTCAGCCCCTTTGGGATGACTCCGTGATCGACAGCGGCTACACGGTCTTCTTCAATGTGACGAACTGGCAGGTCTTCGCGGAAGCCTTCCAGCAAGGCCGAACTGTGGCTGCGACGGGTGCCTCTACCGCTGCGGTGACCAACATCATCATGGATGCTGGGCTCCGAGTGGAGTTGGTTCCCACGCAACGGATCACGGGCAACGATTGGTTTGTCTACCTCAAGGGCGCTCGCAAAAAGGCGATCTTCAAGCAGAACCGCCAGCCCTTGCGCGAGTGGTTCGCCACAATGGACAACTCTGATCAGGCTCGGAACACCAAGATCGAGTATATGCAGTGGGAAGCCCGCTACGGCTACGGCATCCTGCTTCCGTATCAAGCGGTCAAGATCGATAACTAACCTAGGCCCTCCGTACCGCCGAGAGGCGTCCGATAGTCGGAACGGTTTCTTTACGGACCCCCACCGCCGCAAGTCGGCATAGGAGAACCCATGGCAGACACCAAAACGGAATCCGACGCAAAGGCCAAGGCTCCGGTCTACGGAGAGTCCATCCAGGTTGAAGCAGTTCAGATTCCGAAGCTGAAGGCTAAGAACAAGTCCCGCTACTGGATCGGGACTTTACCCAGCTGCCCTTTTCAGAATGTCAGTCTGGCCGGAATGGACTTTCCCCGATTCGTCGATCCGCCCCGGGAGAATACCGATGGTACCACGTCCCGTTCCGAAATGAAAGGGAAAGTGGTATGGCTGGACGAAGATCAGGTCAACCTCATCAAGAAGAAGTCCACGCAAAAGGTGGTGCGTACTGTGGGACAACGAGCCTTCCTGCGTAATGTCGAAGACGTGACCTATACTCCGGAACCCGCAGATCGGGCGATGGCCTACCATGTTTACATGGTCCGGCTAAGCGATGATGGCTATCTGCCAGCCCGAGACATGGCCGCAGAGTATCCGCCCGCGATGGCGAAATAGCGAGGTAACTCATGGCTTCCCCCACCGAAGCTGAAATCAAAACGCAAGTGCAAGCCGTCATCCGGATCTGGGAGCAGTTCAGAAAGTTCGTGGCGACCCACACCGCAGCCGGGTCTACCACAGACGTAGGGGCAAATTACTTGGCCATGGAAGACACGCTATTCCAGTCCTTGGAGAGTAATTACGTCCCAGACATAGTGAACGGGATCCGGGGCTTTCGAGGTACGCTGAACTCCGCTATTCAACAAGCTGCCTCTGCTACTACGCCGCTCTGGATTGAGTACGCCAAGCAGATTTCTACCGGAGCGCCGGAGACCGACATTCAGTCGGCACTCACCCGGATCTATGACCACTACGCCGCAAACTCCAAGCGGGTTACGTCCAGACAGTTTACGTTTGGGTCGGTAACGGCGGGCGGAAGTAACGCTGGTACAGGAACGATTAATCGACTCACGAAGGACGAGCGGAACTTTGACATTGAGAATACCACCGCTGACATCAAGACCCTAAACTGCATCTCGGACGCCTCATCCGGAGCGGACCAGCATGAGGAGGTCTTTGAGATCCTCGGCGCGGCCCCGGAACCGGATCTACTCAAGATCACCGGATCAGGGAAGCGAGGCACGGTTCGAGCGTTGTCGGCACGAGATTCGCTGCTCAGTAATTCGAGCTTCTCGTCGAGAACGGGTACGGACGTAGCGCCTACGGCCATTACCGACTGGACCGTGACGACCGATATTGCGAACTTCCAGTTGGATGCTACGAACTACTATCGTGGATTTCCAGGAGACTCTACTCCGAGAGCAGTGCTCTTCGAGACCAATGACAAGCTGACCCAGGCCTTTACCGTCAGAAATATTCAGCTCAATCCAAATACCCCGATCTACGCACAACTGGCCTATAACCGCCAGGTCTTCGCTGGAGACGGAACTCTTACCTTCACGGTCGGTAATGTCAGCGCCAACGTCGTCCTTGCAGCCCAGACGGGGTGGAACATCCTCCGCATCGCGATTGGCCAGAACAACTGGCACCGGCAGATCGACAAGCAGAACCCGGTCGTGTCTATTGAGCTATCGGGGAATACCACCGGCGATGTGCTGGTGGACGACGTGATCGTCGCCCCCTACACCCCGTTTGACGGGCTGTGGTATGCAGCGGTGGGCGGAGCTACGCCTTTCCTGCGGAACGATACTTTCAGCTTCACCGATACCGAAGTGGGAGCGATCCTCCAGCACTGGCTCTGGCGCTCTTATGGGCGGTATTTGCCGCACAGTACTGGGGGTAGCGTTACCTTCTCTGAACCTTCGAACTAGTAAGGGATAAAATATGCTCACTGGCCCACAAAGCCTGGGAACTGCGATACAGACCACGACGGCCTACGTAGCGCCCGCCGATGCCCTCGGTCCGTTTACCTTGGCCATGGACTCCACGCTGAGGCTGACCTGCGCCGTGGACTCGGCGGTGATCTGTTACGTGCGTACCGGCAGTACCGCCGCTAACGCGATCAACAACTCCATGGAGCTAGGAGTTCCGCTGACGGTAAATGCCCAGCACTCCTGGGAGATGGGCTTTCCGAAGGGGACCGTGATCTCCATCCGATTCAGCGGAAACTGTAACATCAACAACCTAAACCTTCAGCAATTTACCGGACGATAAGAGGTTATATGATATCAGGTCCGCAGGGAAATAACCCCAACCCTCTCCGGCAAAGAGAGATCCTATCTCCCGCGCCACTTCCCGATACCGGGGAATGGTACACCGGAGACGTTGGCGGCATTACCGAGGCATTTTACGAAGACTCTGCCGGAAATATCACTCAGATCACTCACGCCGGAGCGCCGATGGCGTCTCCCGGTGGCGCGAATACCAATGTTCAGTATAACGACTCTGGGGCCTTTGGCGGGGACTCTAGCCTTACGTGGGACAAGACTAACGCGCTCCTAGCGGTGTCGAAATCATTGAATGCGGAGAACGAGATCTCCGTTCAGAATGTCAACGCTGGCGTCAACGCCGCCGCGCAGTTCCGCGCTGATAATGGAGCCAATTGGGCTCACTTCGGTATTGTGGGAACGGGCGGATCTACCTTTGCTACGGGGTATGGGCTCGCTGTCGGGGACGCATTCATTCTCGGCAACCAAACCAACATCATCATTAACGCCATGAGCGGGTCGAAGCAGGTCCGCATGAAGACCGATAGCATCACCAGGCTAGATCTGCTGGCGAATGCCTTCGGCTTGGATCTGTGGTCTAGCGCCACGAAGAAGTACACCATTACACCTACTGACCCAGCGGCTAGCCGAATTCTTACGATCCCTGACCCGCTTGGGGCTGATTCCTTTGTCTTCGCCAGCATGACTCAAACCCTGGCGGGAAAGACCCTCACGACCCCCACGATTGGGGACTTCACGAACGCCAACCACACACACCAGGGGGCAAACAGCGGTGGAACGCTAGATCACGGCCTCGCGCTCACTGGACTGACCGATGACGACCACACGCAATACCCGTTGATGGCGGGACGCGCTGGCGGACAAACGCTGATCCTTGGCACCGCCGTTGCCCTGGAATCTGCGAACGATCTCATGACTCTCAGGAAGGATGAGAACGCCAACCACGGACTCACCATTCGCAACGCGACGAGCGGCACCGCTGGCAAGGCGTACCTGAGCGCGTCAGCGGATACCGGCACGTTTTCCATGGAGGCGCTGTCCACGCTCTATACTACGAGCGGGATTCGCGTCGGA